AGGTGCGGGAATTGCGGGTTGTGCCGAAGGTTTGACAAGTTCAGTCCGTGGCGTGTGACAGACGCTACGGGCGGGAATTGTCCCGATTAGGAGGCTCAAATGAAACAGGTAATAGCGCGGTACTTCGGGCTGCGGAAATTGGGAATCGCACCTTCGCGGGCTTGGGAAAGAGCGATGTGGGAGGAGCATTTTGATATGGAAATGGCGAGGGGCTGACTGAAAGATTGATGCGAAAAGTCTTGGGAACTTTCCGGGAAAGCTCGCATCATATCATCATCACATCATCACCATCATGCTCCTATCCCAACCTATCATACGGGATTTTCCCAAACCGTTTCAGGCCCGTTTTTTAGATCCCTCAGTAATCCTTGTTACAAATTTTTTTTCTACTGAGAGAACTAAGGGACTAAGGAAACTGGGACGGTTTGCCGGAATCCCGTATGGTGCGTTGGGATAGGAGGAGGGTGGAGGATGAGATGGGGTGAGGGTGAGAATACGGCAATGGGCTGGCCGCCGACGAGTGCCAGCGAGGAAGATGGAGGCTATTATGGCGTATGAACTGGAAAGCTGGCAAGCGGATGGTCCGGGCGGAGAGTTGCGGATTACTTCGATGCGGACGAAGGCGGTAGATGTACACAGGCACACAGAGGAACTGCGTAAGAATCGCAGCTGTGTGCTAGTGACACTACGCCGGACGAGTCAAAAGGGCTCGGTGGATCAGATTGTTTGGCAAGCCGCCGGGTATGCGAGCGAGGCTACGCCGGCAGCTGCGGACACACTGCCGGGCAGCAAGATCAGGCGCGGGTAGCGGGCAAGTAGTAGCCGCGTGACAGGCGGTTACTGCGGGCGATGTTGCTCGAGGATGGAGGCTATGATGACAAAACGCGGATTGTATTCTGTGAGAGCGTGCGAAACTGGCGTGTTGATTATGCTGGCGCCAATAGAAACTCTGCGACACTTGTACGGATTGTTAGGAAAATTCAGTGATGCGCAGGTGACCGAAGGAGTATTAATTGTTGGACACGGACAGGCGGTAGAGATAGCCTACCAGTGTGAGGAACGGCAAGCGCTGAGAGAGGAAACACCAGCAGCTGCGGCCACACCGAAGCGCCTCGTGCGTTAGGCGTCCTGCAAGGGTGTCCGAGTCGGAAGCGCGTGTGAGGCGCTTCCCGCGGGGATAGTCCTCGAAAGGAGAATGGGATGGAACTGAAAGACTTGACCGCGGAAGCGGTGATGGAGAGGATGGATCAGCAGCAGCCGAACTGGTGGCAGACGTGGGCGGACCAGCGGGATTTACAAGAAGCCCTTGCAATGCCGCCCGAGCGTCAGCGCGGCTTTCTCCGTGGACGCTGCGGGGATCGAGTGATGCTGGTCCTGCGCAGCGCCTACGTGGAGATGATGAGATGAGTACCTTTGAACGAAAAAATGTGAAGGCGAGTAAGCTCACGCCGACACAGGTGCTGGAGATTAAAGAGCACTATGGGAACGGAGTGACGCAAGGAGCGCTCTGCCGCGCCTACGGGGTCTCCGTCGGCCAGATCGGGCGGATTGTCAGGGGGGAGAGCTGGGGAAGCGTGGGCGGGATTGCCGCGAGTCCCGAGCAGGCAGCGGCGAGTGAAGCAGCCTTCTTCGCCCGGCACAAGGCGAAGGAGACGGCGGGGCCGGAGATTGCGAAACTGGCGGAGGAGTTCAAAGAGATGCTGAATGAACAGCCGCCGGCGTTTCGGAAGCCGCCCCCGAGCGCACTAGATGACGAGGAACCAGTAGCGGAAGAACCGAGTGAGGGACTGAGTGCCCTTCAGCGCACAGCGGCGAAGTATGGGCTGGACATTGAAAAACTGAGGAGTGGGAAATGAAGCGAGTGAGATTGACGGCCGCCGAGGTGGAGGTGGTCCTAACGGCCTTGCGCGAATGCGCCGAAACCTTCGGGGATGACGGTCCCTTCAACTGGCCTATCATGCAGGCAGCCTACGAGGTGCTGGAGAAGCCGCCGACACTGCCCAACCTCGCTGGCGTCCCCGAGCACTTCCACCCGGTGATCCTCGAGCACGGCCGGGAGCTCTTCAACATCGTCTACTCCAGCGGGCTCGGGCAGCACGGCATGGGGTTGCTGGCACAGCATGCGCCGGCGGGAAGTCCAGCGCATCGGCATCTCACTGTCGTGACGGGGATACTGAACACCCTGATCGAAACAGCGATCTCCCTCGGCGGGTGGACGCAGGAGGAAGTCGCTGCCTGCCGCACTGCCATCGAGCGGGTGGTAGATTCCAGGATCATCGTGCCAAGGCCGGAAGGACGGATCATCTTGGATTCGTAATTCGCGCCTATTATCCGGCAATAATCCGCGCGGATCTTGGGAACTATCCGCCCAAGTCCGCGTCAAACCATTGCGGCCGATTGTGGTCGCCTACTTGGAGGTTCAATATGTCATCAGCATGCAATTGGGAAAACCGCGTTCGGCGGGAGTCGAAGGTAATCGTATCCGACGGAGCACATCTCGGCTGCCGCGTCATCTCCACACCGAGCGGGCAGGTGTACCCAGTCACCCAGCACGTCGAGCACCATCATACGTTCGAGTCGCGATATGAGCGCGCCACCTACGTCTGGGACCGGGAAGGCAGCAGCAAGCGCATCCCCACGGTATAACTGATCAGCCGCCGAGGGCCTACGCGAGTGGGCCTTCTGGGCTGCGATGTTGCAGTAGCTGGAGGCTTAAATGTGTGACGGACTTAAAACTGTTGTAGTAGGGCGTTTTCGCCTGGAGCTAAAAAGTGAGCACTGGACGGGCATTCATAACAATTACTGGGCACAGGTTAGCGGACCTGAAGGGATATTAGCTCGTTTTGGTAAAGTAGTGCCAGCTGTTCATCCTGCGGCACTTGCACGTGCAGACGCTGAGCGCCGAGCAATGGCTTGGATAGCTGCACAGGACTCAAAATGACCGCCCGCAAGCGAGGAACTCCTCGCCCCACCTGGACGCATCTCGTCTCCGAGTCCCTCCGTTCCGCCGACGACTTCTGTTCGATGAAGCAGCTGATCGCCGAGACGGGCGGCACGCCGAACCAGATCTCTGCCGCCCTGCACCACCTGCAGAAGTGCCGCGTAGTGGACGCGGTGTCAGGCCCCGATGGACTTTTCTGGTTCTATCGTGGCGATGATCTTCGAACCCGCGAGCTTGCCGAGCGGGTTCCTGAAGAGAATAAGCGCCGGGTTCGCCGCCCGCGTATTGTGAAAGTGAAAACCAAAGGAGAATCGAAATGACCCCCAGTATCCGCGGCGGATTCCTCCCCGACAGTGAGGAAGATTTCAACCAGCTCCGCATTGCGCGGGCGGCTCCCCATCTCGCCTGTTATCTCTGCGCGAAGCCCTTCACCAGTGAAAACATCAAGACAGCGGCGGGCTGGCGGGAGACGCAAATCACCGGCTCGTGCGAGACTTGCTACGACGATCTCTTCCGCGAAGAAGCAGGCGATTCGGGAGTAGACACGCTATGACTACACAAGACGAGCGCATCGCCACCCTAGAAGCAGACGCCCACATCAAGGCGGCGAATCTGGAACTGGTGCAGGCGAGAGTGGCGGAACTGGAGGCGCAGAACAAGGCTTTGTACGACCAAATGTCGATGATGGCGCAGTACGGGAAACCACCAGCACAGCCAGACCACCAAGGCCACTCCTGCACGCACAAATGCACTTGGCCTCAGTGCGAGGCAGCACAGCCAGCACCAGCGCAAGAGCAGTTCCCCGCCCAATGGCCTGATGGTGCATTGCTGACGCCCGACGAGCGAGTGAAGCGCGGAATGCCTGCGGAGTTTCAAGCAGCACCAGCGCAGCGGCTGAGTGATGCACGGATCATGGCTTTGTTCATGGAACTGAACGCAGCAAACAGCGCAGCCGAGTCTCCGTCTGAAATGTTCAAAGTGATCGCCCGCGCCATCGAAGCCGCCATCGTGCCGCCTGGGTATGTCGTGGTGCCGGTGGAGCCGACGCCGGAAATCATCACAGACGGGGTTCGCGCACTGTACGACGCAAGTTGGGGAGATTTTGACGCAGAGCGCGAGGAAATGATCGCCACCTACCGCGCAATGATCGCAGCCGCACCGAAAGGCCAGCCATGACCCGCGCAGCTCGCATAGCCCTTTCTCTCACCTACGCAGTATGCATCGTCGTACTACTCCTCGACCTCTTTATCTGGAGACCCTGAATGAACCTCAACCCTTTCACCAAGCCCACTCCCCTCTTCCTCGCCACGCAGGAGCTGGAAGAGGCCCGCCGCGATTCCCTCGCCGCAAACACCGCCCTGGACTACGCCCGCAGTATCGTGACGTATCAGCAAGCCCGCATCGCCCGCCTGTCCGCAACGGTAAGGGAGCTGGCGGCGGAAATCGAATCCGAGCGCGAATAAATATTTCGTTTTCTTGGGAACTAACCGGCGCAGTACGCGTCAAACAAACATGGCCGCGATGGTGCGGCTAGTAACTGGAAGGCTCAATCATGCTCAAACACTCTCCCCTCATGCGCTCCCTGCTGGCCGTCAGTGCTCTGCTCAGCGCCGATATCAGCGCCAATGTCGTCGCTCCCCGCGGACATGGCAAGTCAGCAGTCCTCAACTGGTTCGGGCCGGAGAAAGTGTCGTCAGCCCCCAACAGACGCCCAGCTGGCGCAGGCATGGCCAGCATCCGGGCGGCTCGCAAGGCCCGTAACCAGCGCCGCCATCGCATCGCTTGCCGCTAGGCGAGTCTACAGCAGAGGGCATTGCGTCCCTCTCCTGTGGGTTCTCCACAAACCGGAATAGAAGGCCGCCGGCATTTTCAGGGCCTTATCCCCAGGAGCTATCAATGAGCGACGAAAACAACACTGCGGCGGCAACACCTGCGCGCCCCAAAACCGAGTATCTGGAAGTGACGATGGAAGACGGCCGCAAGGTCTCCTTCGCCGGCAAGCGCAAGCTGAACAAGGAAACCCTGATCGACGACACCAAGGTCGAGACGGACGAGTCGGGCAACGTGATGCAGATCTCTGCCGGCGCCGTCTCCATCCGCATGGACTTCCGCAACGGTGCTACCCGTACCTTCCCTGTGCCCCTGGGTATGCTGCTGAAGTTCGCCGGCCACGGCGCGGAGCAGAAGTACGGCGACGAGCTGGCCTCCCCGGCGAGCAACCCGCTGACCGAAGAAGACATGGTGCTGGCCGTGGAAGACCTGGACAAGGAAATCCAAGCCGGGAACTGGGGCAAGGGTCGGGCGGCTGGTGGTGGCGGCGTGTCGGGCGCTTCGGTCGTCGTGCAGGCGATCATGGAAGCGACGGGCAAGGACCTGGCCACCGTCAAGGACTACTTGGACAAGAAGATCGCCAGCACCGAGGGCCTCACCCGCCGGGCACTGTACGACTCCTTCCGCGTGGCCGGGACCAAGACCGGCATCATCATCAAGCGGATCGAGGACGAGAAGCTGGCCAAGACCGCCAAGGTGGACGCGGACGCGGCACTCGCCGACATCTGATGCGAAGGGCGGAGGTAATTCTCCGTCCCACTCGCACGGGCTGAGCATCCTGCCCTCTGCTCCCAAAGCCACCTCCGGGTGGCTGCGGCACTGCAAACGTACCCACTTAGTCGATCCAGCAACTTAACTCATGGAGGTGTATCATGCAGCCGCCGGGTAATGCCGGCAACCGAAGCCTCCCTCGCGGAGGCCTAGGCACTAGAAGATGTCGAGGGTGTTCGTGAGACCCCTTGCCTACCCTGCGAAGGCCCGCATTAATAACGCGATCAGCCGATGGACAGGATGGCGCTGCGGCGACTTGCGGACGTAAGTCCGTCCTCCCCGGCTTCGGTGGTGTGCCCCTTCAAAGGGGCATGACTACTAGGAGAGGGCGCATCGCGCGCCATCAAGTCTCTCCGAGTCTCGCGGGCGATTGAGCCTCTACCGCGAGGCGGCAAGCGAGGAGGAGGACGAGATCTGCTTACAAGCATATAGCGTCCTCCTCCAGCGCGGTTCCTCAGAGGCTCAACCTTGGAGACTCAAAATGGATAAAGAACTGGAAGCACGCGCCCTCGCAATCAACACGGAGCGGCAAGAGCTGCAGAAAAAATGCAGCGAATTAGCAGATCAAGCCGACGCCGTCGCGGGTGAAATTCAAAACTTGATCGACGATGCAGAGGACGTAGACGGAGAAGACATCGACACTGACTTCGATCTCGAAGAGCACGAAGCCGCCTACTCCAACGTAGTTGCGTGGCAAGAGGTCTTGGAAACTGCCGCTAACGTACTCGACTGCTAATCAACCTGCAATGGAAGGCTCACCCTCATGTCTGACAACCACGTCCTCCTAATCGACGGCAGCGAAATCGCCCTGACTCCCCTCGGCGGACCTCCCCCAACGCTTGACACGATCAGCCACTCCCTCTCCTACATCAACCGCTTCAGCGGCCACACTCACCGCGCCTACTCGGTCCTCGAGCACTCCCTCCTCGTCTACGACATTGCGAAGCTGGAATACCCTGGCCTCCCCAAACGTGCCTTCCGCGCCATGCTCCTCCACGACGCAGCGGAGTGCGTCACCGGCGACATCACCGCTCCGGTGAAGAAGGCTCTCGGCTCCTGCTGGAAGCGCTTCGAAGACGCCGTGGAACTCTTCGTCTGGTCTGGCATCGACCCCTACCTCCCAGGCGACATGCTGGAGTTCGCCAAGCAAATCCGCCGGTGCGACCTACTCGCCCTTGAGATCGAGCGGAGGGACCTGCTCACCTGGGACGCCCGGCGCAACAGCCGCTGGTTCATCGACTCCCCCTCTGGCCCTACGCCGGCCTTCGCTTCCGCCCTCCTCACCGTGCCTGAGGAAGTCGTGACCGAGTCCGCACTGCGCACTCTCCGCGCCCGCTTCTACACCCTCTGCGGCGAGACCTACACGCAAAGATAATTCCAGATCTTGGGAACTTTCGCGCGAAGTACGCGTCCAACACATACGCGCGGATTATGATGGTATAATTGGCGCGAACTATTGGAGGCTCAAACATGATGGAACACCTTTCCCTGGACGAACTCTTCCGCGAGGCACGCGCTGCCGCGAAGGTCGAGCGTACCGAAGCGTTTAAGAAACAAGAGGCAGCAGCTCGCCGCCGGATGGACCCGGTGAGCGCTGTGCCAGAACCCCTTGGCATCTTCGCCGACCCGGACAACTGGAAGCAGACCCGCGGCGTGACGCTGATCCACGGACCTACGCAAACCCTCCTGGGCAATTTCTGGGAACTCCGCCACAAGACAGTCCCGGACGCTCGCCGCCTCGTTCGTTCCGAAGAGCCCATCCCCGTCACTACGCTCGAGACGGTTGACTTCGGCGTCGTCCAGCTCGACCCGATGATCCCAGCTCATCAAGCCCTCTCCGAGCGCTTCGTCACCCTTGACGTGCAGCTGGCCACACCGGCCGTATCAGCCGCCCGCGTCCTCCTCCGCGTCGAGTACTACGAACAGTGGACAGCTCGCGTGGTGCTGGTCGAACCCACCACCTTCGCCGAGGCGGGCGAGATCCTCTCCCTCCCTGCCGGTATCGACATCCTCCCAGGCATGACCCGCGAGTGCAAGCGGGCTGTGAAGCTGGCATGAACTGCCCTTACTGCACCGAGCCTACCCGCGTGATCTCCACCCGCACGCAGAAGACTGGCAACATCTACCGCCGCCGGGTCTGCCCCGAGGGTCATCGAGTCACTACACTCGAGACTCCCCTCGGCAAGGATCTGCGCGAAATCATCCCCCTCGGCCTGGTAGCAGGCTACAAACAACTGATGAAAGCTTCTGTATGACTACCCTCTCCCTCGCTTCTCCCTTCTGGGAAGATCCTTCAACCATGACCGTGGAAGGGCATGATGCAGCCGCCGTCCTGAATATCTGTGTGACGGCCCTGGTCAATGCGAACTATGATGTCCAGGTCCGCGACGCCGATGGCGATCTCGTGCCTTGGGACGAGTGGGATGGAGAGGAGGATGATGATGCCTAAGCCCGCCAACCTCATCCCGTCGAAGCAGCTGAACGTGGCTCTCCCTCTCCCCCTGTTCACGCAGCTCTCCCTCCACCTCAGCAGCGATCTCGAGGGCCGCGTGCCTCACGGCGCCTACTCGCGTTTCCTCAGCGACCTGCTCCGCGCCCACTTCGAGCGGGCGGAGATCGACCTCAACACCTACCTGTCCCAGGTGCCGCCGGGCGTGTACGTGCTCAGCGGCCCGTCCGTCTCGGTCGATGCGTTTCAGAAACTTCTTTCTTTCAAGGTGCAAGCATGACCAACCCTGTTCCGATTGAACTGCAGATGAAGCTGGCCGAGTGGCGGAAGAAGCAGCAGGATGGTACACTTTCCCTAGACGAGATGAAGGCCGCCGTGGTGGCTCTCCGCCAGGGTCGAGTTGCCGCCGCCTCTGCCTCCGCCGTTGTCAAGCGCAAGACTGCCGCCAAGGTCATCCCGAGCGCGGACGATCTGCTCAACGAACTGGATGGACTATGATATACCCTGAACGCGTTATGGTACTTGCGCAGAAAAACTATAAGAGTATCAAGCTTGCGCGTGGACAGACGCCTAGAGAAATTCCATCCGATCAAATACGGGCCTTGTGCGAAGCCTTATGCGAAGAAATCAATAAGCAGCTCGATGACGTGCAAGACGACTTATCGAAGTTGCGTAAGTAATCAGCCGTAGCTGCCGGCGGCTTTTCCGGCGCACATTTGGAGGTTCATTATGAAGATCAAAATCGAGGGCTGTGTCAAAGCCTGGCACTGGAAAGATCCTGACAAAGAGCTGACGATGTTTCGTTTCAGCGAAGACCTGGAAGATAGTGAGAACGACTGTGTATTGGCGCCTTACACGATCGAGCTGGAAGTCCCCCTTCCAAACAGCATCGAGCTGACCGCCCGAATTGTCAAGGCTCTGCGGAAGGAAAAGCAGGCGGTCTTAGCCGAAGCAGCGCAGAAGGCCGCCGTCTACGACGACGAGATCAACAAGCTCCTTGCCATCACCAACGAAGTGCCGGCGGCAGTAACGGAAATCAGCGATGACCTACCTTTCTGAAGACGAGCGGTCGCAATACGGCGCTGTGTGCCTGATCACCGGCGTCACGCTCTTCAACTCCGAAACCGGTGAGACGAAGACTGCGGACTTGTTCCAGCTCGGCACTAACTACATCGTGAATGCCGCTGGACCCTGGCAACCGCAGCGCCCCTTGCGTGCAAGCGAGAAGGTCTTCTCCTTCTCCTTCAACCAAGACAAGCACTTCGTCCGCCGCAACGTCTACGTCTTCCCCATCCTCTCCGGCTGGTTTAATCAAGCCGCCCTGGACTATATCGCAAAGGCCCCGAAATGACCCGCCCTCCCTTCCCTGCTGTCATCGACAGCTCCCTCATCGCCGCCTTCCGCTCCTGCCCGCAGAAGGCTTACAAGGAATTCGTGGAGCACTGGAAGCCCCGCGATCCGTCCGTCCACCTCCACGCAGGTGCCGCCTTCGCTCGCGGCCTCGAGGTGGGGCGCGATGCCTACTTCGTCAAAGGCATGTCGCCGGAAAGCTCAATCGCCGCCGGCCTCGGTGCGTTGATCCAGCACTATGGAGAGTTCGAGTGTCCGCCCGACTCGCCGAAGTCCCTGGAACGCATGGCCGGTGCCCTTGAGTTCTACTTCGATCGCTACCCCCTAGGACAGGATAAAGCGATCCCCATGACCCTTCCCGGCGGCAAGCGGGGGATTGAGTTTTCCTTCCTCGAGCCCCTCGGCATCAACCATCCTGAGACCGGCGACCCCCTCCTCTACTCAGGCCGGTTCGACATGCTGGTGAACTACGAGAACATGGCGCTGGGAGAGGATGACAAGACAACCTCGCAGCTCGGCGCCAGCTGGCCGCGGCAGTGGGACCTCCGTTCTCAGTTCACTGCCTACGTATGGGGCGCGAAGCAGGCGGGGATTAAGCTCGACGGCTTCCTCGTCCGCGGCGTGTCGATCTTGAAGTCTAAGTACGACACCCTCGAGGCTATCACCTATCGTCCGGCCTGGCAGATCGACCGCTGGCACGAACAGGTCCTGCGGGACATCCAGCGGATGATCCAGTGTTGGGAGTCCGGCGTCTGGGATTACAACCTGGACCATGCGTGCGCGGAGTACGGCGGCTGCCCGTTCAAGGGCGTGTGCCAGATGCAGCGTCCCGAGATCCTCTTGCGGCAGCAATTCGAGCGTCGGAAGTGGGACCCAGTGACGCGCGTGGAGACTGTGCTGGAGGAGGTGGAAAATGGCTAACCACACCTGCGAGCGCGGTGCCACCGTCACCCTCGATGACGAGGAGTACGATGTCTGGTACGAGATCAGCGGCACTTGCACCTACCAACCGGGGAAGACCTGGGGGCCGCCCGAGGACTGCTACCCGGACGAGTCTGAGTCGGAAGTGGATACGGTTAAGATCCTGCAAGTGGACGGCGAAGAAGATTTCTCCGACTACATAAGGGATCGCATCCTCCTCGAGCTCGACAAGCTCGATCTCTCCTCCTTCCTCTACGAGAGCTGGCAGCTGTCCGGCGGCCCTTCTCGCCGCGATGATGAGCCAGACTACGACGAAGGCTGACGGCAATGCAACCCTCTCCATATTCGAAGGCAACCAGCTCGTATCCTCCTCCGAGGTCTACTGCTGCGGGTACGAAGGTGGCCGGTCCGCTTACTGGCCGCACATCGCTGTCCTCTGCCCCGAGTGTGGGGAGGTTTGGCGAAGGGAAGTCTACACCTACCACTTCCTTTACCAACCGATCCCTCCTGACAGGTGGCGTTCGCGGAGTGAACTCTGCCTCGCCTGCCTACCCAAGATTTTCAACCAACTCCTAAAGGAGCATTCATGACAGACCCCGAAACCGGCGAGATCACCGGAGACGTTCAGCAACTACTCGGCCCCAAGGTGTGTATCATGGGACTAGGCGGGACGGGCAAGACCTACTCGCTTGGCACCCTCGCAGACTGGTGCGACAAGAACAAGTTCGAACTCGCCATCCTCTTCACCGAGCAAGGGCTGGAATCCTTCCTCGGCTACTTCCGCGACCAGGATCGCGAGCCGCCGGCCTGCGTCTACTGGCACCAGCAGCGGACCAAGCCAATCTCGCTCAAGAACCTCCGCCTCGCCGCCGAGAACGTGGGGAAGTTGTCCTACGAAGCCCTCGCCAAGTCAGTCGATACAAACCGCAGCGGGGAAAACAACGCCTTCTGGAAAATCCTCGGCAGCTGCTCCGACTTCACAGACGATCGGACGGGGAAGAAGCTGGGCGGGCTCGAGGAATTCCCCCTCAATCGCATCTTCGCGATGGATTCGCTGACCGAAACGGCAAACGCTGCGATGAAGATGCAGATCGGCAGCCGCCCGATGGCCAGTCCCGGCGACTACGGCGTGGCACAGAATAACCTGATGAACTTCCTCCGCCTCGTCACTCAAGGTTGTCCGTGCCCCTTCGTCATGACAGCGCATGTCGATCGCGAGACTGACGGCGTGACACAGCAGACGAAGATCATGATCAAGGCGATCGGAAAAGCCCTGGCCTCTGAGATCCCCACCCTGTTCTCCGAAATGATCTACACCACGCGGGAAGCGGACAAGTTCTACTGGGACACCGCCGCCTATGGGGTAGATACGAAGACGCGGAGCTTGGGGATCAAGTCCAAGATCGAACCGAACTTCGCACTGATCTTCGACAAGTGGAAGAAGAGGGCAGGGGTATGACCGACGCACCTGACTTCGAGGCACTGCGCGCGAAGCGTAATGCTGACGTGGAAACCCGTATACAGAAACTCGCGGCTGAATTGCAGATGCCCGTATCGACCCTGCAATCTACCTTCAACCCAAACGCCTGCTACTGCGCCTGCGGGCAGGGCGGCCCCTGCGAACACAAGTGGGACGGCAAGCCGTGGGAGAGTGACGATGGCTGCATGATGAGTGTAACCTGCTCTCGCTGCGGCATGACGGCGATGAGCCATGACATGAGGACTGGACCATGAGCCGCCGCCAGTACACCACCCTGATCCTCCAGGTCCGCATCCCGGTGCCGGCGGGGAAGACGCAGGCTGCGACCCAAGAATGGGTGAAGAAGATCCTCACAGGAGAATGGACGCCAGGTCTTGCAACAATGGCTTCCCCTCAAACTCAAGTCAAAATCACGGGCCGCGAGACGGTTTACCTATGAGCACTACCAAGATCGCGGACATCGTAGCCGCCATCCCCTTCGGCAACGAGGGCAAGAAGAAGTATCGCACAGTCGGGGCACTGCTCAAGCAGTCCGACAACGACGCTTCCAAAGGCCCTGGATTTACCATCGTCCTTGAGGCGTGGTTCAATCCCGCCGGCCTGCCAATCGGTAATGGCGGCGAGGTGTTCCTGAGCTGCTACCACCCGAAGGAACGGGCGAAGCCGGCGCCAGAACCAGGCTTCCGCCCGCGCCCGCCTGCCGCCTTCGAAGGCGACGAAAACGACATTCCCTTTTAAGCGCCGTCGGCAGGAGCGTTTAATCCTGCCAATTTCCTCAACTCTAAAAAGGAACTTTTATGAAACCCTCCATAGGCCGCGTGGTCTGGTACTATCCAGCCAATCACGGCGACGGCCAACCCTGGCCGGCCCTCATCGCTTACGTTCACCCGAACGAGCAGATTACG